CTGTCGGACGGCGCGCCCACGCGGCGCAGGCGAATTTCAATCGCCGCCGCCGTCCAGTCGTCGTCCGTGGGCAGGCTGAACGTCTGATAGTGGCGCCCTCCCCACGCCGTGACGGTGACGCTGGCGCCCGCAAACTCGTTGGTGAGGTTGCCCGTCACGCGCACCGCGTTGCCGCGAGCAAAGGTGATGATGGCGTTGTTTTCGCTGGTGAAATTGCCGCCGCGGTAGGTGTTATTGATTTCCACCGCCCGCGCGCCGGCCTTGTCCATCAACTGCGTACCGTTGTGGATGGCATTCGACGCGCCGCTGACCGTGAACGCGTCATCGTTGGCAATGAAGCCCAGGCCGCTGTTGGCGTCGAGGATGTCATCATTAGCCGAAAACGTCACGTCGTTCGACGTGTACGCCACCGGCGCGCGGTCATCGCCGCCCGCACTCAGCAGCCAACTGGCATTGTTGCCCGCTTGCGCCGCGCCCGTCACGCGCACGCGCAACCCCTCCGCAAAGTTGGCGAACTTGCCGTCCATGTCGTGCACCGCGTCGTTGCGCGTGACAAACGCCACCTTGGCGGAAGTAAAGCCCAGTCCCAACGGGGCAGGCTCTCCGCTTGCCGTGTGCTGCGCTAAGCCCGCGGTCTGCGTGTAGTACAACCGCTTGGCGCGCTGCCAGTAGCCGGTGCAATAAATGGCGGCCGCCGCCGCGCCGTCATCCGGCAGCAGCGTGTAAGCCGGTTCCTTGAGCGTAGCCAGCGCCGTCGCCTGGTAGGCTGCCGCTTGCGCCGCCGTCATCTCGCGCGCTGGCGACAAACGCACCTCGCGCACACCATAGCGCCCCTGACTGATCGTGTCATCCGTCCATGCCGTATCCGCACTCGCCGCGCCTCCCCCTGGCTGCGTCTGCGCGTAGCGCACCTGCACGCGGTTGGCGAGCCGTTCCAACGTTGCCCCGCGCCGCACACCGTCCCCCGCGATTTCCACCGCGGCAACATCGCCCCACCAGACCGCACTGCCGGCGGCGTTGATGATTTCCAGCCGGTAGCCAAGCCACGCCGTTAGCCCCATCAGTGCGTCACGCGGCCCGCCGATGGCAACCTCCGCGTCCCACATGCCACCCGCCGCCGCCGCCGTCCAGGTTTGCGGACGCACGTCCAGGCCCGGCGGAACCAACACCGCGCTGCCCAGGGGGTCGAATACTGCAATCGAGTAACTCATACCGTCACCCGCCGCGGGCGGTAGTAGGCGCGCACGCTCATCGTGTCGGCAATCGGCGCGTCACCCACGCCCGCGGTCGCGCCCGCGTGCACCTGCCACAGAATATAGATGCGTTGGAGGATGCCCGGCAGCAGCGCCAACCCGCCGCCGAACGAAGTCGCCAGCCCCGTTTGCGCGCTGCTCGCCAGTACGTAGGCGCGGCCCTCGATACTGTCCAGAATTGCCGCGCCGCCGTTGGGCGCCGGCACACCCGGCACCGGCATCTCCAAATAGCGGAACGCGTCAACCGGCGTCAGTTGCAGAACGTCCAGCGAGCCAAGACCAGTCCCGCGGAAAATCAGCGCCAGTTGGTGCGCGGCGTAGGCGCTCGCATATCCGCCCGGCGGCAGGGGCACGAGTCCCAGGTCGCGCCACGCCTCGTACAGCAATGGCCCGATAGAGAGTTCATCGCCAGTCCACAGCACCGCGCCCGTCGCCGCGCGCACCTGCGGCGTAACGTACAGCCCGCCGGTCGTGCCCGCAAAGCGCGCCACCAGCCGCACGCGGCGGCCCTTGGTGCGCGCCAGGTCAGCCGCCGGCAGTGTCCAGGCGAACGTCACCGGCGCACCGGATACCGTAAACGCCAACGCCTGCCCGCCGCTGTGCGCCGCGTCCGTGTCAACCGTCCCCCCGCTGACGCGCGCCTCGCCTTGCAGATAGTGCACCAGGTTGGCAGGGTCGCTGTAGGCGTTGACGCTCAGAAACAGCTTGCGCAGGTTGCGCACCGCGCCCGCCGTGTTGCTCAGTTCCAACCGCACCGGCGCGGGCAGCACGCCGCCCACCTGCGCTGCCGCCATTTGCACCCAGTTGCCGTTAGCCGGGTTGTTGTAGATCGTGCGCCCGCCGGTCGTCGCCGCCTGCCCGTTGGCTGAAAGCGCAATTTCCGCCTCCGCACCCTCCCACCAGTGCGCCCGCGTCCAGATTACCGCCACCTGCGCCACCGGGTAGGCGTCGCCAAGCCTGCGCAGACCGGGGTTCGTTGACCAGACCACGCGGCCCTCCGTGATCTCGCTGCGATAGGCCGCGGCGTCGCCGTCCACCGGCTTGTAATTGACAAACACGCGGTCGCCCGCGCCCGTCGCCGCGCGATCTGCCGCCAACTCGAACAGCGCGTTCAGGCCGTTATCGATTGCCCGAATCGCCGCCGCCGTGCCGGATAGGTTGACTTCCGCCGTCTCCGTGACCGGCTGCCACTCCGCGCCGCGCCGGGTTGCCGTCGCCGGGAAGTAGGTGCAGCCGCGCACCGGGGCCACACCGCTCAGGACAATCTCAGTTGCGCCGGACGATATGCTCAGGTACATCTATCGCCGCCTGTTGAGTAGTTGCGCCACCTGCCAGGCCAGCGCCTGAAGGTCAACTTGGTTCGTGACGTACACGGTTTCAATCGTCACCGCCGCGCTGCTCACACCCATGCCCGGCGCGGCCGTCCAGTCGTCCAATTCGTTGTTGGGGACAATGCGCCCATTGCTATTGGGCACATAGAGTTCCGGCCCGCGCTCGCCTACGATGATAGGCGCGCCGCCCGTCACCGCGCCCCCCGCGGCAAACCCCGGCAGGCTGGGCAGGCTCGGCATACTAGGCAGGCTGGGAATGCTAATTCCCGCAAACGGGTTGGGAATCGAGATGCTGCTGATCCAATCTTTGAATGACTCGATCCCCTTCTTTAGCGTGTCGATAGCATCCAGCACCGGCTGGATCGCCTTGCCCATGCCCTCCCAAATGCCCGTCCAAAATGCGGAGATGCTCCCCATCACGCTTTCGATGGACGTGCCCATGTCAGACAGCGTGCCGGCGACAATCGTCTTGATTGTCTCAAACACCGCGCCCGTAATCGCCTGCCAGTTGGCTACGGTGTTGGTAAAAAACGTCCCGAATCCCTGCGCGATTTCCTGCGCCGCCGCCCAGGCTGCGTCCCAATCGCCGTCAATGATTGCCGTCACCAGGTCGGCCACGCCTTGCACTGTAGTCGCAATCAACGTGATGGAGTTCGTCACCTGCGCAATGGCCGGCCCAATCAGCGCCGGCAGGTTGCCGATAATCGCCGCTACCGTGTTAATGCCCGCGTCCGCCGCCACTGCCAGGCCGGCCCCGATGCCTGCCGCCAACTGCGCCAGGATCGGCTGCACCACCACCCACAGTTGAGCAAATGCCTCCTGGAGCGTCGCCAACGGCCCGCTCAGTTGGCCCAGGCTCGGCCCGATGCCTGCAAATGCCGTCTGCACGCGGGCAATCGCGGGCGCAAGAAAAGCTTGCAGCATCGTCGCCGCCGCGGTTGCCGTGGTTGCAAATCCCTGAATTCCGGTCGTGACTTGCCCCATTGCGCCCGGTAGCGCCGCCCACACCGCACCCCACAATGCTTGCAGCGTCGCCAGTGCTTGCGGGATTGTCGATTGCAGCCAAGTGATCGCCTGTTGCAACTGCGGTTGAATAGCGGCCCATGCCGCTGCCGTCGCATCCTGAATCCCCATGAAATTCGTAGACCAGGCCGCGGCTAGTCCTGCCACCGCGATCACGATCAGGCCGATAGGAGACAGCAGAAAGCCCAACACCGCGCCGATACCGCTGATCGCCAGCATCAGCGGCCCTGCCGCCGCCAACACCGCGCCAAAGGCAATCGCCGCGTTTTGCAGTTCCGGCGAGAGCGTCCCGAAGCTGCTGATCAGGTTTGCCAGCCCGGTCGCCATTGTCGTGAGCGTCGGCAGAAAGCGCATGGACATACTGATCATGAGCGATTCGACCGCGCCCTTGACCGTTTCCAGCGCGCCGGACAGCCCGCGCATCCGTGCATCAGCCGCCGCCTGCGCCGCGCCCGCCGCCGTGACCGCCCCCTCCATTTGCGTCCAGCCCTCTGCCCCCGCCGTTGTCAGCACAGTCGCCGCGCGGATAGCGTCCGCTCCAAAAATTGTAGTGAACGCCGCGTTACGTTGCGCGTCGGATAGCCCCGCGGTAGCTGTGCCCAAATCCGCCACCACCTCCTGGAACGGGCGCATACTGCCATCCAGGTTGTAGACGTTGACGCCAAGCGCCGCCATTGCGGTCGCCGCCTCGCCGGTCGGCGCGGCCAGGCGCATGAGCATTGTTTTTAGTGACGTGCCCGCGTCGCTGCCGGCAATGCCCGCGTTAGCCATCAATGACATTGCGGTTGTCAGGTCGGCCATGCTCTGCCCGTTGGACGCAAACACGCTGCCCGCCATCTGGAAGCCCGCGGCCAGTTCGCCCACGTCTGCGCTACTGGCATTGGCTGCCGCGGCGAGCATATTAGCGACGCCCGCCGTTTCGGTCGCCGCAATGCCGAACGTGTTGACCGCGTTTGCGGCGATGCCCGCCGCCGTGCCAACGCTCAGGTTGCCCGCCGCGGCCAGGCTAAGCACCCCCGGCATGGCGCCCATAATGGATGTCGCGCCCATGCCCGCCTTGCCTAGTTCCAGCATGGCCTCCGCCGCGTCGCCCGCGCTAAACGATGTCGTTGCGCCCAGGTCGAGCGCCTGCTGTTGCAGCGCCGCCATTTGCCCAGCCGTCGCACCGGACACCGATTGCAGCACGTTCATGGATGCTTCAAAGTCACCGGCGGATTTCAACGCCATGCCCGCAATACCCACCAGCGGCGCGGTGACAGCCAGGCTCATGCCCTGCCCCAAGCTGCCCAGGCGCTTTGACAGTGATTCCGCCTGCTGCTGGACGCGCCCGATCCCACTCTCAAAGTCGCGGGCATCGAGCGCCAGTTTGACGTTCATGGATGCAATGGTGCTCATTGCCGCCGCCCCCCGCCTAGCACGCGCTGCAAACTCGCCAACGCCTTGCGCGCCTTGGCTTCCTCGTCAACTGGCGCGAAGTCCAACACAAAATCGGTTGGCTTGGCGGGCTTTTTGCCTTTCTCGCGGAACATGTTGGCAATCATGCTGGCTAGTATCCCGATACGCAGGTCGTCCCGGTCTTCCCCCCAAGGCTCCACCCGACTATATGCCATCCACTCGGCAAACTGCGCGCTGGTCATCTCCCCCAGCATCGCGTCCACGTCGTGGCGGCCCAGCCGCAACGCTAGCCGGTAGGCGAATCTCCGTTCTGGTCGCCGGTAAAATTTGCGGCCAGTTCGTTGACATCCTCCTCGCGCATCCCGTTCAGCCGTTGCGCCACCTCGAACACCCGTTGCAGCGCCGCCGCCGATTTGAGGCCGAGCGCGTGGTCGTCCGCCTCGTCAAACAGTTGTTCGCCGTTTTCGTCCACCATGCACAGCACGCACAGGCGGGCGCGGATGTTGTCGAGGTTCTGCGTGAACTCCTTGCCGTTGCGCTGGAGCGTGCCCGCCTCGAATCGATCGCGCTGGCTGGCGCTCATGCTGCGCACCGTCACCCAGGCGTCCCATTCGGGCACGAACACATCCTCAGTCTTGGTGTCCAGCTTGGCGAGAATTTCCACCCGGCTCAGGTACTTCTTGTTGCCTACCATTGCGTCGCCTCCATCTGCGATTATGTCTAACACGTCGAAAAGTGCATCCAGACGATTTACTACTCTGTCAATCAATTGCTCGCGTTCGGCGTCTGCGTCTGCCTGCATCTAGTCACCCTCGGCTACGCCTACGCTCTGCCTGTGGCACCGGCTCGCCACCACATCCCACCAGTAGGTGGCTGGCCGCGATTGCCAGACGCTATTGATAAATTCAAAGTCACTTGTGTACTTGCCCGGCGTCCATGCGCCCGCGTGCGCCTGCCACACCTCGCGCCGCACCACAAAAGCGCTCATGCCGATTTCGCTCACCCGCGGCGACTTGCCCCACCGCGCGCTGGGCAGGATGCGCCCGTAGCCGTGATCCATGCGCACAAAAATCACGTCCGGCGCGTTGAGGACGGCGATTTCTTTCAGGCCCGCGACGAACGTAGGCAGGATGCAATAGTCGTCGTCGTCCAGAATCCAGACGTACTCAGCGTCCAGGTAGGGTGCGTGGACGGTAAATTGCTCCGTCGCCCACTCGATGCCGCGCCGCTCCCAGTCCATGAGAAACGTGTGCTTATAGTCCTGGTCGGTCTGCGCTTGCAAGCTGGCCATGTTCGCTTGCAGCATGGTAGGCCGCCCGCCGAACGTGCGCGTCAACACCTCCAGGAAGTAGCGCCTCACCGCGCCACCTCAAACGGCGCTAGGCTCGCCTTGTCCGGGTACTGCGTGCCGTCCGGGTTGATGTGCCGGCAGAACAGGCCAGTGTCGCAGAGGAACGGCCATTGCTTGCCGGCGTAGTCCGTCCAACCGCTCTTGGCTAGGTAGTCGCCGGCGATCACCCGCTGGCACCATTCCAGATCGGATGTCCCCGCCGCCATGTTGGTCGCGCCGCTCTCCGGGTCGTACCAGACATAGCGCGGCGTATCGAACACGCGCCGCGTCCTGATGCCGCTCACCGTGTACGGCTCGCTGTCCTCCCACATGGCGCGTAGCAGCCCCATGTGGATCAGCAGGCAGCCGGTGGGCACGCCGTCGCACTCAACTACATCGCCCAAGCGCCAGTCGGTGTAGACGCCCGCGCCCCGCCCGCGGAACACCATCGGCTCGGATGGGTAGGCGCGTGAGAAGTACAGGCCGCTAACTACCGGCGCGGGCGTCTCTTTCATCCATTTGTTGAGCCGGAAAAACGCGCCCGGCGGCAGCATTACGTCATGCTCGACTAGTGCCAGCCACTCCATATCCAGCCGGATCGCCTCGGCAACGATCAAGTTTTGCGCGTCCGCCACCTGGTAGCGCAGGGGCATGTAGTCGAGCACGCCGCCCGACACCGCCTGCATGTAGCCCGCCATGCTCCAGTTCAACGGGACAAGCTGCCCGTAGCGCGCCGCCACCCACTCGACGCGCAGCAAGCCGGTGCACGCCGTGCCGACCAGTAAATTATTCGTATATCCGGGGTCATTTGAGTCTTGAACTATCACACGCAAAGGGCGAATTGGCGGGATGCTCATGCTATCACCTCGCCTTGAGTAGATTGCCGAAATGGGGTATAATGGAGATATGCAAGAAGTTGCCCTGGCGGTGCGCTAACACCCCAGGGCTTGACACAACGACACAGGAGGTCGTCATGTACCCCAATCATACCACGCAAGACGCGGCCGTTAAACTCTGTGAATGTGGCTGCGGTCAACCTGCCCCGATTGCTAAACACACCGACAAAAGGTGCGGTCATATCGTCGGGCAACCCTGCCACTTTATTAAAGGACATAACGGCAGGCGTCAAACTGTCGCCCGCTTTTGGGATAGAGTTGATAAAAGCGCCCCGTCTGGCTGCTGGATATGGACTGGAGCGAAAGACGAACAGGGGCGCGGCCGTATAGTCACTGACGATAAGCCGATACTTCCGCATCGCTTTGCATGGGAATTGCAGAACGGCCCAATTCCCGAAGGCTTGCGCGTCTGCCACCATTGTGACAATCCAAGCTGTGTGCGCCCCGATCATCTCTTTCTTGGTACTCCTGCCGACAACAGCGCCGATATGGTCAGTAAGTCCCGTCAGCGCCGAGGTAGCCAAAGACCAGGCGCAAAGCTCAATGAAGCGTCGGTAACGGAGATACGCCGCAGATATGCCCTTGGCAACATTAGCCAAGAAGCACTCGCCGTTGAGTATGGCGTTACCCAAGGCGCAATCGGGCAAGCTATTCTGCGTAAAACTTGGCGTCATATTCCCTAGCGTTTCCCTAACAAAACTTCCAGATTCCCAGCCACATCCCAGGCCATATCTCGAATCTGCCAGGGGGCGGGCTGGTACACCTGCCACAAGCCCGCCTTGTGGGCTGGGTCGAAGTGGTAGAACGTCGCCTCGCTGATGACATTGCACGCGGCGGGGTCGGCGGCGTAACGGCTGTTGGCCCCGTAGTAGGCGACGATGGACAGTTCGCCGTTCGGAACCAACAGCCGCCACAGTTCATTCATCCACAGAATGAAGCCGAACCGCGCCGGGTTGATGCGGTTGACGACGTGCCCGGCGTGAATCTGCACCGCGCAGGAGTCCGGCAGCGGGTAGGGGTAGCTTTCCAGGTCATGCACCAGGTCGGCCCCGTTCCCGCCGCGGTTGTCAATGCAGAACCAGCCAGGCCGCACGCCGCCCACGCACAGCCGCGCGCCGGACATTGCCGCCAGTTCGCCGGTCATCAGGTGCCATACGTCCAGGTGGCCGAGCCGGACACGCTCAGCGTCGCCGTCATGCTCAGCTTGTCGTCGAACGAGCCGTCGAACGGAGCCGAACGCACGAACGCGTTAAAGCGCACCTGATGCGTAGGCGTCCCCGCGAACTTGATCACCCACGGCACGGTCAGGCGCTGGTCGCGCAGCCACAGGATGCCGGGCGACGTGGCCCGGTGCGTTGTGTTGTTCGGGTCGAAGTTCAAATCGACCTGCACCTCGCCAGCGTCGATGAACGACGCCACCTTCTCGCGATACGCGCCTGCCGAATCGTGGCTGGTCACGTCGATTTCTTCAACGTCCGAATCCAAGCCGCTTACGTTGGTCACGTTGGCAAGCGTCTGGCTTGTCGCCGTGCCCGTTGTCGTGCCGTACTGCACGACGATACCAAATGCCGCTACACCCCCCATACCTATTCCCTCCACTGGATCATATAATCCTGAACCACCGCGTTGCGGCCCGTTTCAGGATCGTCTAGGTCACGTTCTCCCA